TTATTGAAATAAACAATGGATGTTACGTTATTGACAACATTAGCTTTGAGGTTGGTTTTCCTTTATCTATCGATGATAATTTCAGAATTATAGAAAAGTCAAAAGTTAAGGTTAATATGGATTTGCGAAAAATAAAAGGTGAAAACAATGAATAACATTAAATGGAAAGAAGGTGCGGTTTGTTATGCAGATAATTATCAATGGAAACCACACATTTACGGTACTCTAGCAGACGTTGATGGGAGTGGTAATTTAGATGAGATTGAAAAGGCTGTTAATTGCGAAGACTTCCAACTAAACGAACCGCGCATAGGCGACTACATAGAAAAATCAGAGCTAGACACAGAAGAAAAGTATAATGATGCTGTTGAGTTGTTTGGGTTGTTTGGGTTTGTGGCTACGCACTACTGCATAAACGGAAACTTTAATGATGAAAATTCAGAAGTTATATTTCTTGGTGGAGGCACGATGAATGGCGGTAAGTTTGTTGATGTGCAATGTAAACGCAAACTAACCTACAACCAACTAATGGCAATAGGTAAGCTTAAGCGCATGATGAATGAGCGCGAAAGCATTAAACGTCAAAGTGAATATTGTCGCTGCGTAAAAGTTGACATAAGCACATCCGAAACAGTAGCGCCGTGCGCTGGTGGTTTTAGTGTTGGATATAAGTGCGAAATGCCAACATCTGACTTGGTTGCGGATAAAAGTGGCATCCAAAAAGCCATTGATAAATCGCGCGCGGAGTTAGGTGGCAGTGGTGAAAAAGGTCGCTTTATTATCGGTGAAAGTGATGATGGCCTTGAAAATGCAATCCCTGATTCAGCAAAAATAACGTTTAATCCCAGCGTTAATTTAGAGCAAGATTTCAAGAAGCACATTAAAGATATTGAAAATGACACTTACAACGCCGTTAATAAGTCCGCACCTGTTTTAGGTGCGGATAATGACCAAGTTAAAAAGCCTAATCATTATCAACTAATGGAAGGTGTTGAGTCTATCGAAATTATCGCTCGCTCAATGACTAAGGGGCAGTGGAAAGGCTTTTGTCTTGGTAATATGCTTAAGTATCGCATTAGAGCTGGTAAGAAAGACGCATTACAGCAAGATATTGACAAGGCAAACTTCTATGGTGAGCTTTACGAAATGCACAAGGAGAAATGTTATGACTAGAATGATAACAAAGAAAATGCGGGATAGTTTTAACTATCCATCTTTACGCGGTACAAAGAAACAACGAATTTTAATTTTGCGGAGGTTGGTGTGATGAGTGAGCAAGCACAAGAATTACTGATGATGTTTATTCGTGACGGATATTCGTCAAGTGGGAAAGTAAAAAAGTCAACCGCATTAAAAATGATGAGGTTTGTAGAAAATCATCCAGAGCTTCAGATGCACGTAAATAACAGTAACAACAAAGCAATACTAGATTTTAGATTAAGAACTAAAACCACACCCGCTTAGCTGAGAATTTTTACTAAATATTAATCAGTGCTACAATAAGCCCTATCTAACACATAGGGCTTTTTTATGTCTAAACGTAACGTACTTATCTATACAAATGTTGGTAAGTCTCAAATAGAGGAGACAGACACGCATTTTAAAATTATTGGTATTCCAATCACCAAAAACAATGACGTAATGAATCGAGTAGCATATCTTGAGCAGCACAATGCTGATGGTATGCCGACAATGGTGGACCAGCCTATCACTCTGCGTCATCCAGAAGTTGACGGCGTAAATGTATCAGCTAAACAAGGCAAAGGTTTAACTTATTTTAGTGGCTCACTTATCGAGCAGCAGCCTTACTTAGTTAACGGCACTTGGAAAGTTGATACACTAGTCAACAAGAAGAAGTTAGCCGCACAAGATGACGGTGAGCGTTGGACTGAAATTCTAAGCAATAAAGAAACGTTTGGCGTATCTACAGGTTTAACATTTGCGCGAAACAATGAAGCTGGTGAAATCAATGGTAAAGAATACGATATGGTTGCCAAGAATCAGCAGTACGACCACCTTGCATTCCTAGACCCTAAAGTTGAAGCTCCAGCAGGCGGTGAAAACACAATGGTTCGCTTTAATTCCAATGTTGAGCAGGGAGAAATAATTGTTTGCAATATTGATGGTGATGAGCATCAAGAACCACTAACCGAAAACGCATTCAACAAGCTAGTTGAAAAGCTTAAGGGCGTTTTTGCACCCGCAACAGATAAAGGCTACAATAGTCAAGAATTTGACGTAAACCAACAAAATGAGGATCTAATTATGGATCGTAGTGAAATGCTCGAAGCGTTAGGCTTGACTGCTAATAGTCAGGTCACAGACGATGAGCTTAAAACTCTAATGAAATCTAAGCTTGCCGCAAATGCTAGTGAGGGTTTCACTAAAGAAGATATTGAGTCGATTGTTAACGCAGCGATTAAACCTCTTTCTGACCAGTTAACAGCTAACGCAGATAAAGAGCTTAACGAAGTTGCTGAGCAAGTAGCGGCGCTTAACAAAGGCTTAGACGCGGATGACGCTAAAGCGCTTGGTTTAGAAAAGGCTAAGGCATTTTTAGCGGCTAATAGTGCAGAACACGTTGCGGAAGGTTATAACGCGCAACATGGTGGTCGTGCAGCGGGTACTAATTCAGACGATGGCGAATATCGCTCTCGCAAACCTGGTATTGAGGAGTAATCACAATGGCAGCAGGAAAAAATAGCATTTTTGTTGGCGGCGTTGGTCGCGTAAAACAAACAATTGAAGGTGTGGCGCAATCAGCGTTTAAGCCGGGCCAATTACTCGCACGCGCTGCGGCTGGTGCAATTGATGTAACAGCTAAAGCATCTACTACATTTGGTAACGAGTTTTTAATTTGTGATGACCAAGCGCAAACAGTTGGTGGCTCAACGTCAACGGCAGTTGTTAGCGGCGATACGATTAAAGCTATTTCAGTAAATAGCGGTGACTTTGTGTTGTTATCATTCGCTACAGGCCAAAACGTAACAAGCAAAGGTTTGCCAGTTGCTTCAAATGGTGACGGTGACTTTAAGCTTGGCGCTGATGATGGTACTGAGCAGATTTTTGCAGTAACCGAAGAAGTTATTAACGTAACTGCTGCGGGTACTTTAGTTTTATGTCGCGCACTTTAAGGGGTGAACAATGAGTATTTATTTTAACTTCAAAGGCAAAAGCGGCAAAGAGCTACACGCACTAAACCGCCAATGGGATGATCTGCAAGACTTCCGTAAAGCGGGTGTTAATGCGTCATTAGAATTGCTAAATCACACAGGTGAAACTTTCGGTATTAACAAAGCTGAAAAAGATATGTCGGTCAATAACCTGCGTATTGATGAAATGTATCGTTTAGTTGATGGCACTGCAACTGGTGAAGATCGCGATTGGGGTTCGCAAAATCTATTAGGTGAGCTACTTTCAAGCGCACAAACTGTTAGCATCGGCAAGAAAGTTATTGAGTCTCGCCGCTACAGTGAAGCAGGTCGCATTACCCGTTCAATGTCTGGTCAAACTGATATTGAAATGGATAAAACTGAAAGCAACTATCAGAAAACGATTGTGCCAATCTTTGACGGTGGTTATGGTCGTGACTTCCGCGATGTTGCAGCAATGCAAAGTGAAGCACTTCCAGCGCTTGCAGAAGACAGTCAAGAAATCGAGTTTTCACTACTTGAAGATGTTAATGATTACCTTTGGAATGGTGATTCAACACTGAAAGTTGATACTGCATCTTGGGGTGGATTGAAAGGCGACTCAAGTGTTGCAACTTACACGCTCAATACTGACCTTTCATCTTCGGCTACTACTGATGCAGAAGCGGTTGCAGAATTACTAGCGGCTCTCGATGTGTTACGTATCAACAACAAAAAGTCAGGCCCGTTTGTGTTGAAAGTATCACCGCAAATTATGTCTAACTTCCAGCGCATCGCAGCATCAAACAGTACTGGTTTTATGAATATCATGGCAGCTGTTAATCAGTTAATTCCTGAGTTTTCATCAATCCAAGCTGATAGCCAATTAAGCGGTAATCAGATTTTGATCTCAATCCTAGGTCAGCAAGGTCTACATGCAAAGGTAGGTATGATGATGTCAAGTTATCAAATGCCACGCTTTAAGCACAATGACCCGTACCAGTTCGTTAAGTGGTTCGCTGCTGGTTTCTGTAGTAAAAATACATTTAGCGGCTTGAAGTCAACTCTATACGCATCGAGCTAATAAGGAGTGACCTGTGAAAGTTAATGTAACTAAAGCAGGTCATTTCGCTAAAGTTGATGGCGTTATGACCGAGTTAAACAAAGGCGAGCAGGAATTGGAATCTAAATTAGCTGAATCAATGGTTAAAAATGGTTATGCCATTAAAGTTGAATCGGTTAAGCCTGAACCTAAGCCAAAATCAAAACAAACCAAATAAACAAAAGCCCCTAAATGGGGCTTTTTACTTTATCAATCCGAATTTTTATTTCTTTTTACTCTTTGCTTGTTGGGTAGTGGTTTTTTAGCATTCCCAAGATGGTTAACGGGCAACCGCCAATATGAGAAAATGCCTTATTGCTAGTGTATACATAAAGGATGTTGATGCATGATGTAAATGGAACTTTAGCTCTTACAATATCCCAATCCGCCGCCACGCCAACACTATCTAGATAATCCATTGCCTGTTGTGCTATTTGTTCTAGTGTCATTTTGATTGCTCCATAACGTCAAGCGCTTTATCTAGGTCTGTGAGACTCCATTGAATTTTATCAATATCAGCGAATATTCCACGACGAATAATTGTAAAATCAAAAACACCACCATCAAAGAACTCACGAACAAGATTTACTGCGTTTTTGTTTCCAGTACCTAAAGCGCGTTTTAGGTATTCTGCTTTTAGTGTCATTTGTTGCGCTCCTTATCAGCAAGAGATATCTGTATTATCTGCTGCGAAAGAACCGCAAAAGTAGATGCAATAAGTGGCAATGCAGTATCGCCGCTATACTTTGCATTTATTTCAATAACAGATTCTAAGGCGTTATTTTCAGCTTCAAGTGCTGCAATGTACGCATCTTTTGATAGCTTATCCTTTAAGTCTTTAGTTAATCCAATTCTATTTTCCATCATATCCACCCCATGCACGCAAGAAAAAAAGGAATCACAGTAAGTGAAAAGAACACCACTGATGGTGCATATTGCAAGTACTCCATGTAATGAGTTGATTTATCGCCGGTGGCATTTTGATACTCTGTTTTGCTTATTCTTTCAGCTTCACTGCCGTCAATTATTAATCCCGGTTCCGATGCAAGAACATCGGAATCTGAAATAACCATCTTTACGCTTTGAATTTTCTTGCTAGATTTTACAACTTGAAAAATATCGCGCTCACCCATCGCCACCCACTGAATTATTGGGAAGAAATAACCCTTAAGGTAAACGGTATCAAAACCACCTAGTGAGCCGTGTTTTTTTCTTTTACACTTGAAGTGAATGAATTTGTAGTTAATCATTTTAATGAGCTACTCCCACCAAACCTTTTCTACCATTTTGGTTTTTCGCACCTGTGTTTTGCCGCAGTGTTTGCAAACTCTTGTTTCGCCATTAACTTCAAACTCGTGATTTGCATCACCATCAAAGCACATGCCTTTTTCTTTGTACTCGCTCATAAACCAGCCTGTAACATCTTCATAATTACTAGGCATAAACGCCCATGTTTGAAAATTACCGCATCTGACTTGATTGATGTTTGACCCGCAAAAGTAACCTGTGTCATCAAAAAAGCCTATCAAAAGCCTTCCGTCTTTCAGTTCGCAATGCCCATCAATACTATTCCATCCCTCTCGGATCACTTGCACGCAGTAATTTTTACCACGGCCTTTTGCGTACTTTCGCAAGTTTTCGCTACTGTGAGTAAACTCAGTTAATAGTAACTTTCTTAATTCAGAATCTAAATGCATAACAATCTCCAATTAAAAATAACACTAACACAATAGCGCATCATCTTTAAACATGCAATAGTTTTAGTTGGTATAATTGGTAAAAAGTAACCGAGGAATTAAATATGGCTACAAGACCTAATATTATTCTACCTGCTGGCGTGTGGGTAGATGTTAACGCAGCACTTAACGCGCAATCCGGCTTTCCTACTGTAACTGTTGGAACTGCGTTAAATATTAAGTTAGAGTCAAGCTCACACGTCAGGTTGTGCGAGAAAGCAACGCAACCAGCGGACGGTGATGGATTTAGAAGAATAACAAATATAGATACGCCGTACACAGTTGATAATAACGTTGGTTTATGGGCTTTTAGCGTTGGTAGTGACTCAACCGTTAATGTAGAGGTGGCGTAAATGTCTATCAGACCAAGTGGTAACAGTGTCGAACTCAGTGATATACCAAGCAAGATCATTTACATTCGAGAACCGAGCGATTTTGGCCCGACACTAAGAAGTGATGTTGTTTACTTTATTGATGGTGTTGTTGATATGGGAACTCAATCAATTGAAGTGCCTGTTGGTGGCTTATATCTCGCTGGGCATAACTTTGATGTTTCTCAACTTATTTCAAGCGCAGAAAACTACACCATGTTTACCTCTCCTGTTGGTGGTAGCGGTAACATACTTGGTGCTAACTTTACACTTACAACCAGCGGGTTAAGCTCATCTGTATGGGGTATAAGTGGCGCAACTGGTGATGAGGCAATAGAGTTTGACAAGGTCAACTTCAATAGCTGTACGTCACTTGGATTTATTGATAATTACCGACAATACCTTGAGGTGGGGAGTGGCAGATTCGGCGGCGCTCCAGTTTTAGAGTTTAGAGGCGCATGGAACGGAGCTAGAATATCAACATCAATAGTGCGCGGCTTGTCTGACTTTTCGTCATTGTTCAAAACCGGTGCAGGGTTAACTTTCTCCGGTCGATTCATTGCAGATATTAACTGCGATTTACCCACCAACGGGGCTTTACTGGATTTTTCTGAATCTGAAATACTTGGTGATGAATCGCTATTATTGCAAGGTGCATTTATCACTAGGCAGGGCGATATAAACCCTAAAGATGCTGGAATAACGCCGAACATAAGTGCAGAATCAGTCAAGTGCAATTGGGAGTCTAATACCGGATTGCCAAACACCAACAAATACATCAAGTCAGTAGTTACAACGCAATCATCAACGCCGATAGCTGCGATAGATACATACTACCCTTTACTCGGTACGTTTGCGGTTGAGAAATCAACACACTTCAGTCAACCTGTTAATGGTGAGTTTGAATGTCTGACTGGTGTTGGTGATTTTATTATTACCGGTGACTTAACAATTCAAGGAACGGCTAACAACTTAATTGATATCAGAGTAACAAAATCAACCGATGGTGGCGCAACATATCCGACCGAACTTAACCATATATCACGATTGATTAACAACCTTGTTGGGCCTAATGATGTTGCATTCTTCCCTATTAATTTTATAACCAATTTAGCAAAAGGTGATAGGGTGAGACTTGAGGTAGAGAATAAAACGGCTGCAAAATCAGTTATCGCTAGAGATGATAGCTTTATCATAATAGCGGAAGTCTAAATAAATGACCCCTCATTGCGAGGGGTTTACTCTACTTCACAAACAAATAAAAACCAACTGTAACTGCTGTGTAAAAAGCTAAACACATTGCAGCTACAACAAACCAAGTTATACTTTTTTCTACTTTGCATAAATCCATATAAACACCCAAACAATTAATGCAATAGGCCACCATGACTCGCTCAATAATAATGAGATCCAAAAAGCAGCCATCACAGCGTAACCTAGTGGATCGTCATTTTCGAACATTACTTGCCGCCCTTAAGCATTTCAAACTCAGACCGAGATACGCGCTCACCATTAATGCGGTAAGTTACTTTCTTTTCACGCTTGTTGCTGCGTTCTGCGATAATCCAAATAGGGTCGCTTTTTACTTGTGCGTTTCCGCCGAATGCTAGTGACATATTATTTCTCCTTAATTTCTTTAATGCGCTGATTTAGTGCGCGTACTTCGTTAATCATAAACTCAGGCCAGTCATCAGTTTTAGGTGATGATATTACCCTGTGTGAAGTATGGGTAACATCTTCGAGTATTGCTATGTACTTATCGTTTGGCAGCTCACTTTTAAGCTGCATCATTGTTTGTTTACTTAGCATTGTTGTTACTCCAATTAACAATAAAATCTACAACATGTGGCCCAGCTAAAACATAACCAATTGCAAAACCAATCATTACGCACAGCAAACCATATGTTGCGTATTTAAAAATAAAATCAATCACATCATCCTTGCTTAGCATTAGAAAACCTCACTTAGCTTAATTTCGTAATCAATAAAGAATTCGTCTTTAAAGTATTCACGGTCATCATTGAACGGGAAACCAGTTTGTAAGTTACTGTGATGGCTATACCCGAATGTGAAATTCTTGTACTTGGTACCAATTTCGAATCGTGCGCCGATTGGCTTGTTAGTTGCACCGCCATCCCAGCGAACTTCTGCCTCGTTGAATTTGTAGCTTAGACCAACTTTCGCATAAGCGTTATCAATCAGCTGCTTTGCTAATGTTTCGTCATTTGCTGCGGCACTAGTTGAGATTAGCGCCGTAATTAGTAGTAATCGTTTAATCATCGTAACCATCCATCAGAATATTAGTTATTAGCCAGTTAAGCATTTTATTGCCTCACTCATTAAGTTAAACATAATACTAAACACACACTACTTAGTTGTCAACTTTATTTTTAACTGTTATTATATTTAAAAATCAAATTAGGAAATAAGAAATAGATGAAAACAATAGACTGGAATCAAGCGAGTGAACTCGGCTTGGTTGAGCGCATTAACAGTGAAATTTTGCATCCGCTAGGGCTAGCAATGTGCAGAGATGTTGACACCGGTGCTTCACCATCACTATTAATCGCTGACGATGGTTTTTGGAATTACACTGACGACCATATACTCAAGCCAGTACTAACAAAAGAGCAAATCCAAGAAGAATTGAAAAAGGCGGTAAAATGATTAACAAAAAACAGTTTGACTACATTTTGAAGTTTATTAGCGAGTCAGCTAGTGGACGTAAACACTCAGAAGAAAACGTAAAGGCAGCTAAGTGCTTTTTGTTTGAGCCTGATAAATGGGATGGCTTTAAAGTTTGCAAGGACAGTCGCGACAATTACTTCAAAAAGAAGTACGGCCAGAAGCTAGCTGAAAAGATTGTATTTTGGCATGGGTTCTTCAATAACTGGAGTGATGATATAGAAGCTCAGTTAAACGCATTTAAAACAACTGGCGCAAAAGCTATTGCTGACAATGTTGTTAATGCCGTTATTGAATACAAAAAAGGCACATCAAAAAACATGAATGCAGCGGCACTATCTAACGGTTGCTACATGGGTTCGGTTAAGTCTGCACTGGCTAAAATCGAAAAGTTTGATAAAGCGGCGAAATATTATGGTGATTTATGAACAAAAGGCTGGCTAAAAGATGGCAGTGGTGGGTTGGCGCTGCAATTATTATAATTCCATTTTTATTCTTGCTGATGTTGGAGTTGATTTCTCTCACCTTGGTTTTCATAGCTAATCTTTTAAGTTGCGCTTATAACGCTAAAACGCCAGGATTCATAAAGAAGCTGTTTGTTTTTATGAATGGTAAAACCTGATAAACTATAGGCTCCATTAATGATTGAGGAATTTTTGACATGGGTTCACCTAACAAACCTGACCGCGGATCAGATAAAGATACTGGTAGCGAAGACCCAAAGTAATTTAATTTTTATTGCTTATTTGCTTACCATTAGAAAGTCGTACCTTTTCGGTGCGGCTTTTTTATTGTCTGATGTAGTGTCAATGATTGGGTTCGTTCCGAGCGGTTTGAGCAGGGAGTTGTACGGACTAACTTACTACTGTGCGCTTTGTCTTACATGGCTTAGTGTCGCTGGCTTACACATTTACAGGACTAACAACAAAAACACGTTAACAGCTTGTGCTACAATGATTTTATTCTTACTCGCAATGGCAATGGATTCTTACATAAATGCGTACACTGAAACGTTTATTTGGCGCAACTACGCTAATATCATTGTGTGTATTCACGTTTGTATCATTGTTTCGTTATATTGGCGTGGATTCATTTTTACAGGCTTGGTGGATAAGCTTAGCAACTTGTTCGCTATCTTTCGCCATAATGTCGCTTGCTCATATTTTTGGTATACTGTTAAAAACATTTACAACGGTGAAAAATAATGAGTAACGATAGTATCGTAACGCATGAACACTTAGCAACTATCGAGAAGTACATGGCACAACAAGCGAATTCAATAGATAAGCTTGCCAATGCCATTAATGAATTAGTTGTCGCAGATAAAGAGCGTGCGGTTCGTGATGAGCAAAAAGATAATCGAATCAAAGAAATTGAAGAATTTCTCGATAAGCACGAAAAGGGCATTAGTCTATCAAGCTGGTTTTATCGCATGATTGATAACTATGTTCTTAAAATCGCATTCCCCGTTGCAATGACGGCTTTAATTATTGCGATGGTAGCAAGCAAAGTTGATTTAAGTAAATTTGCGGGTGGGTAGCTATGAGTAAGTGTAATTTAGAGATGAAAATTACTTTGTCAAAGTGGGCTAAATTAATGACTCCTGTATGGCTGATTCAGTCTAGACTATTTCCTAATAGCGACTTTATCTTTTTGGATAAGCTAATCAAGTATGAGGTCATATAATGGCATTCACACTAGAAACAGTAAAAGACTACGGCGGCACAGGCTCGGACGGCATGATTAACGGGCGTATTGCTGCATTTGCTGATACTTATGCTTGTTTAACCAATTCATACAGCACTGATGTTGCTGATGATATTGCCAATTCATACGTTGCCGGCTCACTGCAATCATCAACCGGTGAAATGCAAGTAACACAAGAGCGTGCGGCAAGTGGTGCAAGCACATCATTTAAACAATCAAAGTACGGTGGCGACAATCAATATGACAACGCATTGCTAGCTTATGCTTACAAGCAAGATATTAACGGCTGCTTGCCAATTGACGATACGCAATTTAGCTTTGGTAGTGCTGGCAAAACATTCGAGGCTGATAATCCGTTATGAGTAACCCAACTAAACGCAGCGCCAACACTCTAATAACTATCTGGTATAAGCGCGGCGGCGGTTTAGGTGGTTATAGCTCAACTGATACATTCGAACCAATTACAACCATGGCTGATCCAAAACAAGGCGGCTCTAGTCAATTTGTCGCAAACGGCGTTACTTTTACACCTATGTCACAATATTGGCTTGAGTACGACATTGAAAAACCGCGCTTAGGTGATTTTGTTGCAATTGGTGATCACTTAACAGAGTTAACGCCTAGCAATATCGAAGGCGCAGAAGAAATCAGGCAGGTTAACTTATTGCCAGCTGATATTTTGCGCGACAATCAACTCGATGATTTGCATTTGGTGACTTGATTATGTTTAAATTCAACGAAGAAGATTGGGGGTTTATTGGTGGCGACTCTAGTGGCTTTGACAGTGAAAGCAAGGGTATGTAAATGCCAGTAAAAAACGCTAACAAAGTTTTGGGTAATATTAGAAAAGCTGTTGACACTATCGACAAAAAGTCAAAGCAATTCGTGCAAGCTGTTGTTAGTGATGCAGGTATTTTATCAAAGACTAAAGCGCCACTTGCGTATGGCTTATTAGTTAATAGTCAATCGCAGGATTTTGATTCGTTTACTGGTCTATATGTTGGCACGCTGAGTTACAATACTGCTTATGCTGCTGCGTTAAATAACCCGAAAGCACCATGGCGACCTAAACCACCTGCTAAATATGGCAATAATAAAAAAGGTATTGCACCAGCAACGGCGTGGAATCCAGAAGCTACACCGCACTTTTTAGAATACGGCTTTGAATCGCCAGAAGCTAAAACAATGATTGAAGCAAACGAGGCGATATTTAAAATATGACAACTTTAGCTAATTTTGAAGATGTAAGATTGCTTGAGCATGTTAAAACGAGCGGCTTACTAACATCATTTACTGATTGCTTTGGCAACCCGCAAGGTGCAACAGATTCAACGGCTGGTAGCATTGATTTAACCAAGTTAGCGCCTGGCGATCGAGCTGTACTTGTTCGACGTAATGGTGGTGATTCGTTTGGCAGGCCATACCAAGGTTATACTGAATATCCAATGTTGATCGCAGTATTTAGCAAAGCTGAGGATAATGACCTTGCAATCGCTAACGGACTGGCTAGCGATATTTATAAGTGGTTAATCACAAACCACAAATCAAGCGCTGAATGCATTATGGCTATCAGCACTCGCGGAGTATCGCCACCACTTTACACAGAAGATGGTCGCGCAGTTTTTGAAATATCACTAAATGTTAAATTTAATGTTTGACATGGTGAATGTTAGCGTTTATATTTAATTGGCATTGAACGGAAAGATACTAAACCAACTTAATAGGAGGTGATGTATCTACCAGCTAGGAGGTTAGACTAGCATTGCCAAGCACAGTCGAGAGATAGAGCGAGGCAGATTTAATTCCCTATAGCTTAATTGGTAAAGCAGTCGACTCATAATCGAATGAAGGAGCGGTTCAAATCCGCCTAGGGAAACCAAGGTTAATTAGCTCAGTTGGTAGAGCGGGACGCTGTTAACGTCTAGGTCAATGGTTCGAGTCCATTATTAACCGCCATATTTTAGAGTATAACGGTGTGTATTATCGTAAAGCCATAGTCGAAAGCGGTTGATCGCGTTAGTAGTTTAGGTGGATAATTCACAACCGATACACTTTGTATCATACGCAGTCGAAATATAGCGCAACCAAGCTATGAAGGTTTAACCGCCTTGAAATATAGGCGGTATTTTTTAGGGTGTAATGGTATTGATACTTTAACAAGATTAATAACCGATGTACCTTCCATTTGTTTCTACATTAAGTAAATCTCCAAAACAAAAACCGCCTATTTGGCGGTTTTTTCTTATATGCTCTTAACTATATCTCTAAGTTTCTTTACGTACTCTAGTTTTGTTAACTGAGCTTCATACTGTGACTCGTATGAAATATCTCTGTATGAAAATGAAATATCTTCCCGCTCTTGTTCGACAGAGTTAATTAATCTACTAGCTGTAAGAAGGTTAATTTCTTTATCCACCCACTTTTTTATAGTTGATCTTCCATTACCAAACTTATTGGCTAAATCTGCGTACGAATACCCATTAATCCTAAGCACTAGCGCCTCTTTCCCGCGCGAGCTTGGCGTAATTGATAAGTCATAAATCCCCCTGCACCTAAGTTTATACCTTTCGGAGCAGCAAAAATACCCAACCAAGTTAACACCATTTTCATCAATCATAAAATCTCCAAACAAACAATTGTAAAGTATTATATTTAACACTTAAGCGAAGCTGATGCAAGCTTTTTTCTTATATAACTTTGCGTGTTATAATCTCAAATGACAATTTACTAGTAATTTGAGGATAAAAACATGGCAACATGTGAAAATGAAGCGCTCGATATTGGGCGTAATATGATAGTTGCGTGGGCTCCTGGTTGTGGTAACGATGACCCAACGCAAGCAGCTACGCCAAAACTACCCTACAAGGCTCTTGGCTACACCACAACCAAAAACATCAACGATACAACACGTACAGTTTCAGCAAATAACGACTCAAGCGGTCCTTATGAAAAGGAGCTGCAAGTTGGTCGCGGGGTTGAAATCCCTGTTTCTGTATTTTCAGCCAAGGACGTTGCAGACGTATCTTCACACGAAGAATTACGCGACTACCGCAACGCCGAAATTGACGCCGGTCGACAGGCAACTGTTTGGCTGTGGTTAACTGACCCGCAAATGGGCGTACACCGTTACTTTTTCTGTTTAGTTAACGACACTAGCCGCTCGTTTGAAAATGAGGGCGTTAACAGTGGTGACTTCAACTTTAAGATGATCGCAACTGACGACCCTACAAACCCGCCAGAGCAAAAAGAAAACATCGTTTAATGCTTATTAAGTACGGGCTTGTAAATATCGAATGGCAGGGGCAGCAATTTAGCTTGCTCCCGTCATTCGCTAACATGGAAAAAATTGGCTCACCTAGTCAAATTATTGACTATGTTAAATTACTATCTGACACTAAAGCACCTTGGTATGTAATTAGGCGTGTTGCTGAAAAGATAGTAAAAGCTTGCGCGACAACGGAATTGCCCGAAAAGCTTACTGGCGCAATGACTTTAAACCAATGGCGAAAAGAGATTGCTATCAGGCCAAGCGACAACGGAATGACAACCGAACAACTTGTTATTCTAGCTGGTCATTTAATTAAACATGGCATTATCGGCGACACTGATTACCGCGCAAAATCAAAAGATGGTGACAACGCACCACTTAAAACATTTGAAGCTAGCGAATTTGTTGAAACTGCTGTTTTAGCATTCGATATATCTCACGAAGAAGCTAGCAGAATGACAATGACACAATTTATTAGACAGATGCGCGCTAAATATCCAGATATGTTTGAAGACGCTTCTGATAAGCAACAAGCTAACATGCTTGAGTTAGCGAAAAAATACGGGATGCTGAATTAATGGCTTATGATGCTGGCGGGATAAAATACGAAATAGAAGTTGGTACGGCTGACTTAATGCGAGCGACTGCGGCAACTGATAAAGCCATGTCAAACCAAACCGCATCAATGAACCAAGCCGATAAAAAGGTTAAACAACTAGAAAAAAGCCAGCAACAACTTGGTGGTACAGTCGCAGCTACCGGCGCAAAGATAAACGCTACAGCACAAGGCGTTAAAAAAGGCATGAATAACATGTCAGGCGCAATGACAAACGTGTCTTACCAACTACAAGATATTGCAGTTCAAGCGCAAATGGGTATTAATCCATTCATGATTGCATCTCAACAGTTACCGCAATTACTTGTTGGTATGGGTGCTGCGGCTGCTGGTATTGGTGCTGCAATTGCTGTGGTTGGTGGTTTAGCTATGGCGTATATCGATACTTCAACAAGCGCCGAAAAGCTAGAGAAAGCTATCAACAACATTAAAGCAGCAATAACACTAAGCAAAGATGGTGTAATTGGTTACACAGAAGAAATGGAGCGATTAGGCCGTGTAAGTGAAAATGTTGCTAAGTTCAAATTGCAAGCGCTGGCTGTTGAAGCTAAATCCGCAATGAAAGATGGTGTTGATGCAATCGCTGACGTATTTAGTGAGCTAGATGATGGTGATATCCTAACTAACTTTAATGATGCCGTTAAATTTAGCGATCAATTAACTAAATCATTCGCGGGCCGAGTTGGTAGTTACGCTTCATACATTGGAGAACAGTTAGGCTACACAGGAGAAGAAGCTAGGCAGCTTGGTGCTGAATTCATCCGCACAGTTAAAGCATTAAGCACAGCTGAAACAACAAAAGAAGTTGACGAACTACAAAACAAACTAGTTGATATGGCCAACGCAACCGGCAAGTCTTCTACTGAAATACAGAAGCTATTAGCACAAACTTTCCCGCTTATTGAGAATATGCGAAATAGTGCCGCTGCGATTGAAGCAAGTAAAGTTGAATACGATGAGCTAGCCGAGTCAACGCGCAAGGTAGGTGACGCATTTGCAAGTGAGTTAACGCAACTTACACTGCAAAATGTACTGTTAGAAGAAGGTGAGCGTGCAGCTTATGAAATGTCGTTGCAGTTACAGGGATTTAGTGAAGCACAAAGAGAGTCGGCTCTAGCTGTTTACGACAAAAACAAAGCACTAGAGCAACAACAAGAAGAATACAAAACGCTAAGCGAAGAAATTGACGCATACGCAGAAATGGCGCGTCAATTTGAGGAAGAAGAAAAACGCAGGCAGGAAGCGGAAGCAAACAAAGAGGCATCTAAAAAAATCCAAGCTGAGGGTTTCGCTCAAGGTGTTGTTGATCGCGGAATGTCGGAAGATGAAAGGTTTGCAGCTGAGCTTGACAAGCTAACCGAGCTAAGGGAAAGAGGGCTTATATCTCAGCAGTTATATGACGAGGCTATAGTAGCAAGTGTAACCCAAAGAACTGAGGCTGTAGCTGAGCAAGAAGCCAAGCAAGAAGCTTTGGCTAGGTCGCAAAAAGCTATGTTACTAGGCTCTACATCAGACATGTTCATGGGTATAGCTGAAATAATGCGTAACTCAAAAGGCGAGCAAAGCAAAGAATATAAGGCCATGTTTAAAATAGCTAAAGGTTTTGCTGTCGCTCAAGCAGCTTTAAACTTTGCTACCGCTCTTAGTAATGCGTCTGCTGTTTCACCTTGGCCTGCTAAATTTGCAGCGCTTGCCGAGGCTGCTGCGTCTGGTGGCGCACTACTGGCAGCTGTTAACGGTGCTCAATATTCTGGCGCACGACAATACGGTGGTCCAGTTTCAAACGGTAAACCTTACTTAGTTGGTGAGCGCGGGCCCGAAATGTTTGTTCCAAACGGTAACGGCCAGATTATGACCAATAAGGATTTGATGGGTGGCAGCCAACAGCAAGCAAGCAACACAAGCATAACTTTTAACGTGGCAGGCGATATGAGTGAGCAAGTTAAAAACGAAATACTTAACAATCAAGATTTAATTTACTCAGCCGTAGCCGCTGCTAAATCTGAAAATGGGGAAATGTTTTAATGGAATTTCCAAGCTATTTTAAGCATGTAAGAACACCAACACCAGAAAGTAACGTGCCAACGCAAATAAGTGAAACGCGAGGCTTAAAAACATTAGTGCGTAAGATACCATCACAGCGATGGGAGTTTACATTCAATGGTTTCACGTACAACGGTGGCTGCAATTCTAGCTATAACGAATCTATCAAGTTTTTTGGAGAATTTGTGTCAAGGGCTGAGAATGGTTACGGTATATTCGACTACAAACCAAACGATGAATTTTTAATAGGCGCTTTGAATATTAAGTTAGAGGAATCAATAGTTGCTGGTGATGATTATTTCTTAATAAGCGTTTCACCTAAGCCTGACTCAGCAGACGCAATAATCGGAAAGCTTTTCAAGTTCTCAACAGAAACAAAAGCTTATATGATTTCTAATGCAACGCTGTTCGGCAGTACTGCTGATACTGCATTCTACAGAATAACTACAAATATCGGTTCTAGATTCGATCAAAATGAAGACACTACAATCATATCTGGCGCTACAATGAGAATTAAACTACGTGTAGATGGTGGTGTTGGTCGTGGTGTTACGTCTAATCTTGTTAGAGATAAAACAGTATATCAATTTAAAATGATTGAGGTTATTTAATGGCTATACCGGCTAACATAGCAAACAATCTTGTTGTAGATTTCGAAAGCGCTTTAATAGCAAGAATTGAGTTTAACGGCTTAACTCTTGGCCTTACAGAAGCCGGCTTTGACATCAGTTACAATGGCGTCAATTATTTGTCGAACGGCTTGTTACTTGGCGTTAGTAATTATAAAGAAGCGGCCGAGCTAAAAGTAAATGACATTACACTGGTGTTATCAAGTGTTGATCAAACAATATCAGCCTTACTATTGCAGAATAATCAAATCGGGCGAGAGGTTTTTATCGACAGGGTTATATTCGACAGATTTAACCCAGGAAATATTTTATATGTTGAAGAAATCGCGGTTGGTGAAATAACAGGGTTTTCAAACGGCTCAACAAAAGAAAGTAGCGCAATGTCAATAACCGTTTCTAGCTTGTTTGCAGATTGGCAGCGTAAAAGCGGAAGAACAACAACAAACTCAAGTAATCAGCGGTTTTATCCAAACGACCTAGGCATGGAATTCGCTAACGCAATAAACAACGAATTAAAGTGGGGCGGTAAATAAATGGGCTTTTCTGACTTATTCGACAAGATAAGAAAAATATCAAATACATTAGGTCTTGGCATTCCAGACAAGATTGATGAGCTATTTATGCCTAAAATCCCATCGAAAGAGGGGTTAAAAATACAGCGTGAAGGCTCAGCAAAGCCAATACCTGTAGTTTACGGCACTCAATTTGTTGGTGGTATAGTTGTTCATAAGTATGTAACCAATTCCGTACCTTTCTCATCAAATGAAAGCCCTAACAGATTTCTCAATGTTATTGTTGTATTTTGTGAGGGCGAGATTGACGAAGTTGAGGAGGTATTCTTCAACGGTGTTAAGTCGACAGATAAAAGATTTAGACATAAAAACGGTAATGCGTGGTTTACGTCTGAAATAATGAACGGCACAGAATTTCAGAACTCTCCACTTGCCGAGGGGGCAATCCCAAACTGGACAGGAAACCACAGGTTACAAGGTCTTTGCTGGGGTTACTTTTGCTTTGAGCAAGATAAAGATCAAACTATCTGGTCTGGTGAGCCAAAGATTACAGCCCGAATCAGGGGTAAAAAGGTGTTCGACCCTCGAACATTGTCTGTGCAATACAGTGATAACCCTGCTTTATGTCTATGGGATTATTTAACAAATAAAACCTACGGGAAAGGTCTGTCATTTGTGAGAATGGACGCTACAAAATTCATTGCAGCGGCTGACAACTGTGACACTATAATTGATCAAGTTGAATCAACAGTTACCAGATCATTTTATGACAGTGAAACAGGTGAGTACGTTACACTACCTCCGCAAACAACTTTCACTGATATTACTAAACATACATGCAACTTAACAATTGACACAAATGAAACGATTTTCGAAAACACTAAGATTATCTTAAATACTTTCCGTGGATTGTTGCCGCCAGCTTATGTGTTAGGTCCGATAGTTGAAGAAGCTGGCTTCCCAACATTTATATTTGACGACAGCAACATTGAAAGTGATGTTGTAATAAAGTCGCCGAATCTAAATCAGCGCTTTAACCGTGTTACTGTCAGATTCCCTAATGAAACCTCACCAACATTTGACGAGGATGAGGCGTTTTATCCGGCATCTGATAGCGCCATTTATCAGCAATTCCTTGATGAAGATAACGGCAAACAGTTAGAAAAGGTTTTCGATTTTAACGGTATTAACAACATGGCAGAAGCTCAACAAATGGCTGAGTTTCTGTGCAAAAAATCACGCTTTCAAATATCCACAACAATTGAAGCTTTACCGGTATCAGGGCAAGTTGCTATCGGTGATATTGTCGGATTAACCAATGAAGATAACGGATATGTCGAAAAGCCTTTCCGCGTTAAAGCTCGCACCATTTTAGGTAATGGAAATTACCGCTTTGAACTTGTTGAGCATGAAAACAATATTTACCCTTGGGAAGATAAGGCTTACACAGAAATCGACGGCGGTACATGGCTGGGCGACCCGAGCGATGTTGATGCACCTACCGGCTTGGTTTTTGAAGCAGATAAAAGTCTAAGTAGCGCAGGAACAATAAAGTGGGATGCTGACGATAACTTATTTGTACGACACTACATTGTTGAAATGTTAAAGATTAAAGACGAAAGTGGCACTGATTTGCCAGATCCTATAGAAATACTTAAATCTGTCACGCCAGCGCCATATTTTAGCGTTCCAATTCAAGAAAAAGGCACGTACAGATTTAACGTGTCAAAAGAAACGACAGTTGGTAGCGTTAGCTTACCGGCTTCTCTTGATGTTGCACTGCAAAACCCAGCCGCTCCCGATTTTATAACTGTGGATGCTGACAACTTCGAGGCTGAAGTTAGAGCGGGTTATAACGTTGATGCGGGTGTTGGTACTGGATTTCAATTCTCGCTTAATGACACATTAAACCCTAGCGGAATCACTGGCTCAGTAACATTTGTGCGCTTGTCGCCAAATACGGTTTATACAGTTTTTGCTAGAGCAATAAACTCCTACGGCGTATCAAATTGGATTAGCCAACAATTCACAACTGATAACGACGGAACTAAGATTATTGATGTAATCGGTGATGATATTTCAGATACGATATTGCCAGATGTAATAACCGCTGTTGAAAACGACTTACAACAGATAGTGCAAGACTCGCTTGTTGATTATCCGACTCGTACGGAAGTTTCGACAGAGATTAGTGATGCCATTGACTTAGTTAACAGCGCGTTTAACGAAGACCCATTCGACAACATCTTAGATACAGTCAATAACATTCTGGACAACTTCGACACAGAAGGTAATGTCAAGACAGAATCGCTCGAGCGTAAAACGCAAGTTGATGTATTGTTAACTGATATAAACGGAAATACAGCAAGACTAACAACGGTTGAAACTGCTGTATCTGATTTAGATAGCGCTACAGCTGCAAGATTTACGACAGTTGAAACGCAAGTTGGCGAAAACGCATCAAGTATTGTTACTGTTGAATTGGCTGTGTCAGATTTAAACTCATCTGTAGCACAACAGTTTACACAAATACAAGCAGAAGTTGACGGTAACGCGGCAACAATAACAAGCGTGTCAACGGCACTTGCAAATGAAACAAGCACTAGGGCATCTCAGGTAACTCAGTTGCAAGCTGCTGATACAGCGATAATATCAAGACTTGATACCGTTGAAAGTGATACGGATGGTAATTCAACGGCGATTAGCGCACTTGAAGGTAATGTAAATAATCCGGTGACTGGATTGTCTGCAACATACAACATTGCATCAATAGCAAAAGTAGACAGTCAAAATAACGGACTAGCAATAAACACACTTGAAGGGCAAGTTAACGATCCTGTCAATAACAACTCTGCTTTATTTGGATTTACACAGCAAGCGCAAACAACTGCTGACGGAAATGCAGCTAGTATTACAGCGCTGCAAAACCAAGTTGACGATCCAGTTAATGGTCTTAGCGCTACATTCTTTTTAGCATCACAAGCGAAACTCACGGCTGACGGAAATGCATCATCAATTGCAGGATTAAATACAAGTGTTTCGGATGCTCAAAATGATGCAACATCAGCGCTTACTTTGGCGACCACTTTAGATTCAAGTCTTGATGAATACAGAGCAAGCGCGCAACTTAAAGTTGATGCCAACGGTAACATTGGATTTATACAACTTGACGCGACACCGACCAACAGCACTATTACTTTCTTGGCGGCTGACGTTGAGTTTAAAGATCCGAATGGCGTAAAAGTGATTGATTATGACTTGGTTAATGAAAAGTACACGTTTAGAGGTATCGTAGAAGCTGACGGAACATTCACAGGAACTGTAAACAGTGACTCTGGTACTATAAACTCATTAACATCAACCACCATTAATTCGACAACAAGAATAAACGCTCGTAATATAAATATCACAGGTAACGGGATAATTGATATAGATACAAGCAGTGCTTTTGGTGTTATATCAAATGCAGCAAGCTCAGGAGTAAACCAAGGCGCAGTACAGGGAAACTCAATAGGTAATGGTGTTGGTGTGCTTGGTAGAAGTGAGTCAGGTGCATATGCTTTTTACGCGCAAAAGGGTGGTTACGGACCATTCACTGGCAGCCACGATGGTTTGGTAACTAAAGACTTTAAAGCTGAGGTTGGCGATATCGTTTGTGATGGTAAGTTAGTTCATATAGCTGATATTTCAAACGCAATTTTAGAGTCAGAACTATCAACACAGAAAGAGCAACGAAACGTAACAGGTGTGTTTGTAGGTAAGTATAATCTTGATCCTAAGAATTTACCGACAGCCCTGGTTGGTTATGATGGCGATTTATCTAAATATGATATAATCGCATTTAACGCGCTGGGTGAGGGTGTTTTAAATGTTTGCGGTGAAGGTGGTACCATAAAGGCTGGTGACTACATATGCTCTAGCTCGATGACTGGTAAAGGTATGAAGCAGCAAGACCAAGACTTTAAACGCCCGTACACAATCGCAAAAGCGCGACATGATGTTAATTTCACAAGCAGTGATGAAATAAAGCAAATCGCTGTTAAATATTTAGAGGGATAAGTAATGGCTATAAATCCTATTGAGTTTCTTAGGTCCGCTAGCGTGGATGTCGCTAACGGATCTAACGTCATCACAGTAAACGGAAGTGTTGATTGCTCCAGCGTTTACTCTGGTACGGCTGTTTACATAAATGACAATCAGCCAGTTGAAGCTATCGCTGGCACTGCATTCAATCCAGCAACCGGTGTATCAACAATAACATTACGATACAATTGGGATAGAACAAGTGTAACAGCTGGCACTCTTGTCGCATTTAATACTAAAGAGGGTTTAAACAGCGCGGTCACTAGACTTAATGAAATAATCAAGGCTGTTCCAGATTTTACCGGTGTAACAGGTGCTGGCTTGCTGTACGATGACGGCGCTGGTAATTACACGGCAAAACCTATTGGTACGACTGGTGAGGCTGTTTTAGCATCTTCAACAGAAGCTGAATCAAGATTGGCAATTGGCTTGAATGAATACGGCATATCAGTCACAAACCCACCACAAAACTCTACTGATGTAGAGAGTATTATGGGAGGCGGATTGTTTGCAGCAACATCTACAGCAGCAAACATACCAGCACCTGGCAATGTTTACTCAATTATCAACGCCCATTACGCACCATCGGCTCAAACAATGATTCTTATGTCACTTACTAGTGACAGGGTTTTTTGTAAAAGAAAAGCGAGTAATGTGTGGCAACCATCGTTTGAGTTTTACACCACATCAAATTTAACAGGCTCAACACTACCGCTTGATAGCTACACTGTTGCAACACTACCGAGTGCGGCAGCTAACACGCAAAGGCCAATTTTCGTTTCAGACTTAGCAGGGCAGGCAGCTCCATGCTATAGTGATGGTACAAATTGGCGAAGATATTCAGATAACACAATAGCGAGTTAATTATTATGTCTATAAATAAAATAGTTCAACCGTATGAGTTTTTAGTTAGAATTAATGATGGTGAAATTTCTGGCGCTCACGTAAGACGTTTAGAGGTAGTAAAAGACACCGAAACAGGCGAGGTTTTTAGCGCGAAAGAGTTACCGGCTGAGCCTATCGAATTAACAGAAGCTGAAAAAAGCATGATTTCAGCGAGGTTAGTATAATGAAATACTTAATATTACTTTTTGCACTACTACTAACCGGTTGCGTCAATATGGGCGTGACTGAATACGAACTTGAGCCGATTGTAAAAGAGGATGGTTCAGTTGTTTGTTGTAAGGCGACTGTTTATAACAGCAAGGACTACGACAACTTGAAGTTTAAATTTAAGATTGCCAAAGATGGTAGTATAGAAGCGGTACTTGACGAGAAAGGTGTTAACTCAACTAACCCTGCTGCTATTGGTGCGGAGAATAACGGCAAGATGTTAGATGCTATCAATAAACTAATACCTTTAACTGGTGGCTAGTATGTTTTATTCGAACAGGCACAATGAGCAGTTTAGAGCTATAAACGTCAAAACGCATTCTGTTTTTGATTTTGTTAATGTTATTCGTGCCACTGATGGTAAAAAGCTAGGTTATGAAGTTAAAGAAAACCTAGCTTACTGGAGTGTGAGATACCGCAAATGGATAACAATCAAAAAAGGTGACAAGTCTGACGGGGCAACCTCTGCGCCTGACATTGATAGCTGGTGCTGGCTTATTCATGATGACCTGTGTAACTTTGGTGTATTCGAAGACGGTAGTAAATGCACCAATTGGCAAGCTTCAAAAATACTAAGTGACATATTGCGCGAAGAAGGTAAATGGTTTAGATCGTTTACTTGGTTCGTTGGCACTTGGTTAATTGGTGGCGGTAAAGCTAGAGAAAATGGAATGTTTTAGCGCGTAATTGCGCTAAAACCTTTCTGCTACACTGATTGCAAACATAGCAAACCAAAACCACGCTAAGAACTTATTAACCTTAAATCTACGATCTAAACGCCTTGCTAGCCTACTGTAAAAGTAACGCTGTTTTTCTAATTGCATTTCGCGCGGTGTCATTTTATTATCTCGAAGTGTGGTAAATCTTTAAAGTTACGCCAGTGGCCGCCCCAACGTAATTTTACACCTAACTCTGATGCAGCTGCCAACATTGCTGTGGCAACGTGCGTTAAGTGCTCAGGCATCCAGCTAGCACTCCCATCAACGTAAGCGTAAACATCAACAGCGTTACCGCTTTGATGATTACTGCGCTTTTCGTAACCATTTAGTTGTGACTTACCTTGTTGATACAATCTGTTTTGTTCTTCTGCGCTTCTAAAGCCGCCGTCTTTTGGTATTCCGAAATCTATGTGACTAATTTCTAGCGCTCTAATACAAACTGCTCGCAAATCACTATTGACACTTTCAAGTGTATTCAAGCTTGATTGACTAAATTGGAACTGTTTCATTAGCTCAACCCCCAACTTTCTAAATCACTATTTAAATCGCGTCTATGCTCAACCATGCGGCGTCGATTAGTAAATTGCTCAGACTTTCTAGCTTTGATTTTCTCTACCGCTTTCTTAATTTTCTTATAGCGCGCGGCTTTTAACTCTAATTCATTTGCATCAATCATTTGATAAACCTTATTTTAGTTTCGTTAATCTCACTGTAAACATTCGCTTTGTCTTTATGTATTTTTGACATTACATCATTGCCGCACTTTCGATAATAGGCGCTTATTTGCATATGGCAACAAAATGCTTCCTCAGCATTATCTTCTAACTCTGCTTGTTTAGCTTCTTTTAGTAAATTATCTAAATACATAAATATTTTGCGTTTGCTGTTGTTTTTAATAATGTAGCATATTATAGTTAGTTTGCAATTGTTATTTTTAATTAGATTGGAGATTGAAAAATATGGCACTACAAGGGTATTACGTTAAGCATTTAAAGCGACATGATGTACGAGATTTTATAGAGAGTAACCACTATTCAAAAAGCATAAACGGCTGCATAGCTGATTACTGCTTTGGCTTATTTAACAAGGATGGTGTGATGGTTGGTGCTATGTTTTATGGCAGAATGGCAATGGCTAACCAGTGGAAACGGTTTTCTGATAACCCGGATAACGTAATAGAGTTAAGGCGCTTGTGTTGCATTGATAGCACACCAAAAAACGCTGAAAGCTTCTTTATAGGAAAAACACTTAGAATGCTGAGGAAGTTGTGGAGAAAAAACGGCGTTGTAGTGTCATACGCAGACAAGGAGTATAATCATGAGGGTACAATTTATAAAGCATCAAACTTCAAAATGATTGGTGAAGTTAAAGGCGCTAAAGTTATTTATTGGAATGGTAAGCGATACCACGACAAGACAATTAGAACGAAATACAAAGGGGAGTTAAAGCCATTTGCAAAAAGGGTTAAGCATGCCTTAGAGTCAGGGGATGCTTTTTATAAAACTACAGCTGGTAAGTACACTTATATTTACAATCTCTAAGACGTCCTACCAACCCCAGCGCGCCACGTTTTCTTCTGTTGGCGCATTTTCTCTATTAAACTTTCCATTACAACTTCGCCAGTTTTTCTATTCACTAAGATTGGAGATTGAGAGCAGAGACAGTTAATGCCAAAGCCAGACTCAGAATAAAAGGCTTCTACTTCCTGCAAAGTATAAATCTCAGAATGTTTTGCCACGTGGTTAGGGCGGCTTGTCATCGCCAACGCACTAAACCAAAGCTGCTTTTGCACAAATGGTGAGTTGCCGTAAATGTCTTTGTTTATTTCTTTTGTCTTAGCTCGTTGCGCTGTACGATATGCGCCCATAATTTCAGTACGTGATATGCGTTGTGCGCGACTAAAGCCAACACCGACACGCTTAGCAACGTCCTGTGTTATTTGCCTAATACCCAAACCGCTAGCCATACCCTTTGTAAGAGTTTGGTAAAGGTCTTTTCTCATACCATCGCTAAGCCCCTTCATCTCATTAAATGTGCGAGCATAAACTAAACCGAGTGATTGAACTTGTTGCGGGTTAAACGCGTCCGCATCTAACTGTCTAATCATCATCGCTATTTCATCACCAACAACGCTAGGCTCAGCCATGTTTTTAGACGATTGGATGGTATCGCGTATCGCATCGTTAAATGCGCTTGATAAGTACGATTGATAAAACCAATTCTGCGGCTTGCGTCCGGTAATCGACTCTAACAGCTCGTTATAAAGTAAACGCTCAATAAATGCGTTAATTGAATCGTAACGCTCAGTTGATACGTCATAACTATAAAAGGTTTTGTTAGCTACAACTTCATTGGAGCGCTCACCTTTATCATTTAGAGGCCACCAAAAAGACATACGATTACTGTTAGCAGATGCAACACGCTGAATATCTTTTTGCTCAGCAACTAACGATTTAACCGCTTTATTAATGCGCTCGAACCGTTTTTTCAATTCGACTTGAGCGCGTTTTAGATTACCTTTCTGATTCGCCGGGTCTGCTGCATCACGAGGAATGACAGGGTATGCACTAATCTGGCGTATTTTTTTCATCTGAATCATCGTCTAAATTTAGATCTTCTTTTGGGTCGTAATCAGTATCAGGTTTATCAGGTTCAGAGCCGCCAATTTGTCTAATTTCTTCCATGGTCCACGGAGCCTCTTGCCCAGCTCTAAATGCTTGTTCATTCTGGCTAGTCATCTTGCCAGCGTTATCTAGCTTTTCGGTAGTGCTAGGCTCGCCAATATCAGGCCAGCACACCTTAAATTCACCGCTTGACGGCTTAGGAAGTAAACCCAAACCAACCAACCACGATAAAAACTTATGAATGTCATTACTATATTTCTTTTGCCACTTTTTAAGGCGCTTGGTAAATGCTGAGCTGTTCTGCGTACTTGCTCGCTCACCAGTCATAAAGCCAACCAACTCAGTAAATGACACACCTCGGCTTGCACATGCTTCAACCACACAAATTTCCCATGCTGATTTAGGGTCTTGCAGTTGAGTTTGCAAGCTTGTGACATTTACACCAGCCATTCGTAATGCTGAATTAAAGTTATCGTTAAAGTCGTCTAACGCTTCATCAATAACCTCTTTCTTAGCATTAAACGCCTTTGCAGCCTCTGCGTTGTTAGCGCTTAGAATGTACTTTTGCATAGCATTTTTACGATAACCTTCACTAGATGCACCACGTACTTTGTTAGCGTCAAATAACGCGTTAAAAGCTGGCTCTAGTACTGATTCACCATAAATGGTTGCGCCTACTGCATTGGTAATAACTTTTACACGGCTATAGTGTAATGTGTGCTGCTCTGCGTTAGTTGTTTGTCTGCCGCTTAACTGTGACGGCTGCAACTTATAACTCAAAGGTTTGTTGTAGTTTGGGCTGCTGTAATCCGCGTCATACTCTTGATTTGCTTCACATTCCAATTCATACCAAGGATTTATTGCAATTATGCGCCTACCTTGCGTTATTGGGTTTTCTAGCTTGTTTTCTGTTGGCTCAGATATAACCGGTACAATAGTCGAGTATTGACCAACATCAGCCATCTTAAAAGCAGTTTCAAAAACGCGCCACAAATCAAAATCAGTAACTAATTTTTTAACTGCTTTCTCAAATTGAGTATCTTGAGGCGTATCTTCATCACCATCTACAATAAATGGATCATCAGAAAAGCAGCGCTCAGGGATAATATCGACAATCGCATTAAAGAAACCACCGCGACGATATGCGTTATATAAATGATTAAAATCTAGCGCATCAGGATAGCCATATGATGCAGAATCATTTCGGTTAGTGTCACCAAAATTAACCGGAGCACTAGGTATAATTGAGTTAAGTGGCCTACGCTGATTTTGTCGCATATTAGCCACGAATGTTTTATTTAGAGTATTTGCAGACATAAAAAAGCCACACGTTTAAAAGTATGGCTTTATTGTAGCATGTTGTATTAGAGGGGGCTATTTAGTGCTAGGTACCTAAACTTATAAGTTCATTTCTATCAACCAAACTAACAATGCAAGGCATTTTTGATGGCTTGAAAATAACAAACATACTCCCTTTGGTGTTTCCATTTACTTTTTCGTCAGTTAATGGGTGGTAAAAGCTTAATCGTCCACCTGTAACAATACGTATTTCTGATATTTCACTAATTGGAAGCCATTGAGCATCAAGGGTTGCAGGTACCAGCAAAACAGTTGTAACTCCTTTTGACTTTTCCTCGATAGCCTTTTTCATGAATTTCTTGATGTAACCTTTACCGTAAGGAGGATTAACCCAAACACTCAAAGTGTCAACATAATTCAAGTTCTTGCACTCAGTTATATTTAGGTACCAATCAACAGAGAGTGCGTCATCTTCTTTTGTGAGGTAATTATCAACCTTGTGATTTTTTGAGTTTGCAGCAGCATCTAAGTTGAATCTAAACTCCTTATCAAGCGCCTGAAAAATTAAAGGGTCGGTACCCCAACTATTTTTCATATCATCATCTAGTTCGCCACTAATTAAATCACTCATCCTCACCCCCATTACAAACAAAAACCTTATCGCTCGTTACATCAATAAGCGCATTAATTAACTGCTGAGCGACAAGTGGCGATACGTGACCAAAGTCATTTAAATCCGACTGCGCTAACTGTATTAATTCATCGTAATTTTTCATGATTCACTCGCCTTTTTATATGTTAAATACTCTTGTTCGTGGTGTTTCATAGCTTTAGTGTCGCCAACTTCAACCGCTGCTTGATACGCTCTAAAGTGATCGGCCGCTTTCTTTTTGTAGTATTGTTTTTTATTCATTAGTGCTACCAAAGCCTCCGTTTCGTTCATTTTCTTCAACTTCAAAAAAGCCCTGCACATATCGCATTGGTACAATTTGCGCTATACGCTCACCCTTAACGATGCATTGAGGCTCTTTACTGTGGTTTGTTAGCATTACTTTAATCTCGTCTTTGTAATCAGCATCAATAACGCCAACACCATTAGTTAAAGATAATCCACGTTTAAATGATAAGCTAGAACGAATAAACAACATATAAACCATATTTGAATGCTCATGGTAATGACTTAGTTTAAATCCAGTTCCGACTAAAACTGTTTCACCTGGTTGAATCTCAACGCTTTCGCTTGCCGTTAAATCAGCACCAGCGCTAAACTTTGTTTGATGTTTTGGCAACATTTCTATTCCTCACTAATTCATTTATTTGTTTGTCGATTTCGCGCCAGCCTAAACCTTGACGCTCTAATTTAATTTGTAACCGCAACTCTGGCGGCTTCATTATTCGATTTACACAGCTTGAATAGCTGTTGCGTGTTTTGTTTACCATGCTTTGTACTTAGTTAGTATTTTGTCAATCTGTTCATTACTGATTGAATCGCCATTTGGCACTGCTAACCAAGCCAAATTCGTAAGCTTGTTTCTTTTTGCAAACTCATCAGCTAAGGCCTGGTGATGCTCGTTAAGATAATCAACTAGCTGGCTTTGCAGTAGAGGTACAGGCAATACCATTTCTTCAACTTCAAAGCGCGATTTTCCGTTACTTTCAACGCCTACGGCTATCATATGTATAGCCCATTTATGCCTAACTTCACTTATGACGTACGCCATTGATTGACCAACAGTAACTTGCTTTGCTGTTTTGTAATTAACAACGATACAGGTAAAACCATCATTCAACTCTGACTGTGAATGAAATACAGCTAAGTTTTTAAGCCCAATGCGAGCGCTAGCCAAAGCATCACGCATCTTATTGTGTTTTTTATTTCGCTTTTTCATAATCTCCATCTCGCGAATTAATTTACACCATAACTGTATATTGTTATTTTTAATTAATCAAGTGTTGTTTTTAGTTTTATCTAACTTAACACCTAAGTAACCAAAATAAGCGGCACTGCGGCTATCTTCGTTACTTTGACCATGCCAACCTAAATCAGCTAGTGCAGCCTTTCCTATTTTTGAATCCTTCCACACTTTACTTACACCGTGACGCACAACTTTAACTCCAAAATGCTCGGCAATGCGCTCTATTTCAATTTGCACCTGCTTGCATTTGCCAACGTGTTCAGCTTTTTTAAGTTTTACTGGTAATGGGTCACGCCCTTTAATGCTAAATGCGTTTGAACTTATGCCGTTTAAGTTTTCAATATGGAGTTCAATATCGGATTTACCTAGTGATAAAATACCTTTACACCATTCATAAAACTCCACCAATGACATGCACTTTAGGTCGGTTAACTTACCACTTTTATAATAAGAAAATCCGCTTGCTTTACTGTCAGGATCACAACCAATAATAATTTTACTCATAAATCACCTATAAAATTAGCGCCAAATTAATGGCGCTTTTGTTAGTTAAAATGGCGCGTCTGTATTTTGGTTTACTTGTTGCTGCGGCGCGAAACCTTGGTTTTGTGCTTGCTGGTTAAATCCACCTTGTTGCTGATTTTGCTGCTGCATTGGTTGTTGCTGATTAAATCCACCTTGCGCTTGTTGCTGTGGTTGCTGTTGATAACCACCTTGCTGCGACTGGTTGCTTTGGTTTTGACCTTGATGTTGACCGCCACCTTGCAGGGTTAACTCATTAACCATCATGGTTAATTTTGGCACTACACCGTTTTGGCCATCATAACTATCAACATCAACAGAGCCGCTTACAGCTAGTTTAGTTCCTTTAGTGATATACTGGCTTAGCTTATCTGCACGCTCACCCCATACAGCACAATCAACCCATAGAGTTTCGTAATTACCGTTATTATCTTTTGTGCGCTTTTGAACTGCTAGGCTAAAGTTTAAAACTGACTTAGGTCCATTTGCCGTGTTTACCGAGTTCATTCGTGGGTCTTGCCCTACGTTACCAGCGAAAGTTGCTGTGTTCATTATTGATTTCCTTCTAAGTTTATAGGTTGTATTCTAAATTCTTGTTTTGCACCGCGTCTAACTGCCAAAGTTAACGTTGCTGCGTTTTTAATGTGCGACATTGCATTAACTCGAATGCCACCAATATTTTTTTGCTTACCAAAGCTTACAGTTGGATCAACATATAAATTCATCCAGCGGCCAGCCCACTGACTTGCATCTTTACCCCACAATGCGACAAGTATTTTACGCACTGTTAAGCATGGCTTGAAAGGCTTACCTTCGCAGCCATAGTAATAAACTTGTACAGGCTGCTGCGGGTCGTTTGTTACGTTAACGCCCTCTACCTGTATCATTAAATCACCGCCCACCAAATCATCAGCGTTTAATTGATCTGATTTTGTTTTAATTGTATGAGATACATCAAGCATCATTCTTCTCCGTCAAAAACAACTTCAACATCATCTGTATAATCGTCATCGCCGTTAAAATTGAACGATTCACTATGCAACCAGTCGTTATTGTCGCTACACTGCTTAAATCGCTCAATATTTGCTGTCATACGCTGCCAAAAACCCCAAGCAATTAACTGGTCTTTTGTTACTTCAAACACGCCTACAGGATAACGACCTAGTGCGATAGAAGAAGATACAGCAATAAATACAAATCGGTTAACTTCAAAGCCGTAGTGCAGACTTAGAACGTGCATATAAAACGCCGCTTGGTGGCCGTAATCAAACTTAAATAATGGGTTAATCCATTCTTTATCGCTTCGCCAGTCATCAATACAGCCAGTCGTTTTAACGTCAAGACAAACACCGATTGATTCAATTAAATTTTTGTCTGGTCTGCACTTCAATAACACACCTCGTTCTGAATCATTTGCAATTACACTGCACTCAGCTTGACCTTGTTGGGCTAGTAAATGTACCGCAGTTGGATGGGCATTAACACTGCCAACCATAACTTTAATTTGCTCAGCTTCATCAGCTGTCAAAACAATGTTATCTGGATTGTCGATCACTTCTTGCTCGAATGACTTAGTATTTCGACCTTTTACGCTGCTAACAAACACCAAATCTTCGTACTCTGCTGGCTCAAGTAACGCACAATGTAAAGCAGTGCCAAAGTCTTTTGTTTGGACTTTTGAATAATTGATTGGCGCATTACGTGACCAAATATAATCAGCTGGGTTGCGCTCAACCATTACCGCATCACTGTTTGCTAGTGCGTCAATTTTGCGGTATTCATCTTGCGGAATATCAGTAAATAAACCAAGTTTCATAACATTAAATCTCCGTTGTTGTGGTTTAAATATAAAGTAATATAATTAAACAACATTGTAAAGTGTTATTTTTAATTAATCGAACTTTTTACGGGCAATTATGCTAAACCCTTTGTCGTTTTTACGGTGTGTTATATATGTCGGTTGCTTCAATACCATTTCATTTTGCTTTAACTGTGCAAAGTTTTTGGCCGCCAACATTCCGCGCTGCCACGTTTCAGATTCAACATGCTCTTTTACAAACTTACGCCAGGTTGAACGCTCCCATTGTTTAGATGAGAACGGATTGAAATGCTCTTTTGCAATCTCTGGCAACTCAATACCATTGTGCATGTAAGTACTATCAAGATTATAGCTAACCCACAAACCGCCATTATTTGCTTGCGTTAATGACATTGACAGGACTTTTTTATAATCCGCCTCTGTGTATGCCTTGTTCTTCAAGTTAGCATTCGGATCAATCATTACTGCATCACACTTGCGGCACGTTTTTGCGCTTGGTGCGTTATGTGCGCCACAATTCATACATTCATTGAACATGAAGTAATGCTCACAACGTCCATCTTCGCTGTTTTGCGACTGACCAACACAGCGTACCGCATATTCACTATTTAATGTTGCACATAACGGGCAATCTTGCGTTTCACCTTTTGGCGCTTTTCCTTTTTGCTCCATTGCTTGTTGTAAAATTGGATCTTCGTAGATGTTACCCATGGCTTCTATTGTGTCGGTAAAATCGAGAATGAGTGCATCATCTTTCACTAGGCCTTGTTCTATTTCATGTGGCTTTAATGTTCTAAGTACACGTCCAATAAGTTGTATAAGCAAAGTTAAAGATCCAATCTTTCTAAGTATCACACAAACTTGCCACTGGCTTATATCAACACCAGTTGTTAAGCAACCAATCTGAATTACATATTTTAATTCCCCGGCTTTTGCTTTTGATAAAATTTCCATTCTATTTTTAGCGCTTGTGCTATCGGTAACAATACCCCAGGTTCCATCTGGTAAACACTCTGCAACTTGTTCACAGTGTTTTTTACTTGCACATGTAATTAACACACCTAGCTTATCTTTTGTGCGCTCTATAACTTCCTGCATAATCTGCTGTGTTTTTGTTTGCTCCTTACACACTGCGCGACCCATTGCAGCCAATTCTTTAGCGCTAAAATCCTCAGCACCTTCACCGCCTTTTACTGAAAATTGATTAAGTGACTCGTAGTGGTTTTCTTCATCACCAAAACCAAACACAGGTGGAACTAAAAATCCCTTGCTAATTAATTCATATGTTGAAATATCTGTTAATTGCTTTTTCCAGTAAGGCCCGTAAATTGACTCGCTGCCGCGATAAGGTGATCCAGTGTAGCCAATTACAAGTGGCGGTTTTGCACCTAATCGCTTAGCGTTATCATTTAATCGCTTTAAAATTTTACCGTATTGCGTCTCTGGCTCATCAGTAAGGCAATCACTCCATGGCACCATATGCGCCTCATCTATCAAAATAGCCGTAAAAGTTCGATCTTTAAACTCGCTATTTAATGATCTACCAACTGTTCCCTCAGTCCCAAAAATAACTGGGTAGTAAGTTGATTTTTGATTTAAGCTGGCGCTGAATATGGAAAGTTTTATTCCAAACGCTCTAGCTGTTTCGGCTCCTTGAGCAATTAATTCACCTTGCCTAGCTAAAACTAGAATGCTATTGCTTGGCTTTGACATTATTTGCTTTATTGCCGCGGCAATTAAAACAGTTTTACCACCACCAACTGAGCAATTAATAAATGCCGGATCAAACTTCTGTTCTTTGTATGTTTCACGCATGTGCTTGATAGTCGAGTCATGCGCCTTTTGTTGATAGTCTCTTAGTTCAAAACTCATAACCTTAAATCTCCTATGGCATATCTGGCCAATATCTATTACCTTTTGAAGCGTTTTCGCTTCTTGTTAATAATTGAAAGTTATCAATGCAGTGTAAACCGCAAACTAAGTCACTACTTATCGGCACTATATGATCAACTTCCATCCCGTTAATTTTTGCTGATTTGTAATAAGAGTTTATTTCCTTCTGACTTTGCCATAAAGGCCTTGCAGATCTAACTCTTGAGTCGTAAGCGCAAGATATGGCTATCATTTTCTTTCTATTGGCTTTGTAGTATTTTCTTTCGTACTTTCTTCTAGCATTTCTTACTTCAGCTCTACCCCTATACTCCTTATCTTGAGCCCTTACTTTTTCATAATTACTGTTTACGTAATTATCTTTGTACTTCTTTATTTTATCTTTGTTTTTATCTCTCCATTTTTTATGTTTCTCCTTTTGTTTTTCCTTATCAAGTCTTTCATAAGCTAACTTTGATTTGCATTTTCTGCATTGCGTCTTTACCGTTCTTGGTCTTATTTTGTCATTAGGAAAAAACTCACCTGTTTTAGGTTTTAATTCAAAGCAATTACTGCAAAGACAAAAACCGATTGGAACTTCAACCCCAAGATCTTTCTTTTGACTTTTACATTTCTTGCATTGTGATTGAAGTCCGCGACTTGAGCTTTTATGAAATTCACTCGCGCTTTTTATAATCTTGCACTTGCTGCACCTTTTTTCTGTGACTGGCAACTCTGCATTTTCCTGAGCAGTATTTTGCTCTTGCTGTTCCGTAGAATTTTTTCCCGCAATTTTCACACTTAACCTCAGTAATCATAATAACCTCACTTATTAATAATTGTAACACAGTACCGTTACATTTCAACAATCAATCTTTCCGCTTGAAACTTTGCTTCATCAGTTTCACAAACGGCGTGCATTTTAATTTTCTTGTGCTTAATCGCGCTGTAAATAAAATTAATATTGTGCGGCATGAAAAAACATATTGTGTTTTTACCCTCAACGCGATTTAGTTTATTTGCCGTAAACCAGTTTTCGCATAAATAAACATCACCTTCAATTTGCCCGAATATAGCGCAACTACCGTAAAGAAATTTCTTTTTATATGGTTGTGACTCATAACCAGCACCGCGCAATTGCATAAGAGATACAGGCGTTGAATTCAGGTCAGTCAAGATAGCTATCTGACTAGCGCCATGAAAGTAAATGTTTTCATCTTGATAACTTCTAACATCACACTTTCTTAAAAACTCTGTAATTTCATCAATCGAAAAAGCTGCCTTGTTAAGTGGTAGCCTAGCTGCCTTTGGCCTAGCTTTTTTAACCTCGCCTGTCGTTATTTCGGTGTCTTTAATATCAGCGCCTAAATATTTAGCGGCTTGCTTGAAATCCCATCCGTTAATGTCTTGCAGAAAATTAATAACGTCACCGCTTTCACCGCAACCAAAACAGTGATAAAACTGGTCGTTACTGTTAACTGAAAAGCTAGCTGTTTTTTCATTATGAAACGGGCAGCAACCAAAATAATCCTTCCCGTGCTTCTTTAGCGGCACAAAGTTTTCGATAATATCGACAATATCAACGCGCGCTTTTAGGTTATCAATATCAATCATAATTACTCGGCCATTTTAGGGTTAATGCGAATAAATCCGTCATTTTTATCGCTGTACCAACATATATTTCTGTTCTGCAATACTGGCATTAGCTTATCGTGGAAGTGAGATGTTATTTTTGTCTGGCTCTTAAACGCCTTTGCTTTTTTGATTGAGTCTATAAGGGTGCGCGCCTTAACTTCAATCTTACCTTTAGTAACGTAACCAGATAACGTGCCAGCGATATGTTTTATTTGCGACTCATCACCGCCAAAACCTTCACTATCAGCTGTTTTAACGAATGTTTTTAATAGCTCGCAGTAAATGCTATAAGCGCGCAAAACAGTATCATGACTAATAGTTAGTTTTGTCACTGAGTGCTGAAAATTATCAATTGCGTGTAGGCTAGCTGCAATTTTCATTACTTGTTTATCCATCTTACCAAGAAAACCAATCATTAAATTACTTGAGTATTTACCACCATCAGCCATTAGTGGCTCAAGTTCGTTTTTCTTTTGTTGAATAAAATTTTTAGTATCTTCGGTAATGTTTAAAATGGTTTTCTCTGACATGATTATATTTCGCATAATCTCGCCAAATCTTGTTTTCGTTTCGCTTCTTACTGGTGTGAATTTAGTATGATCGCGATTACCAAGCATATGTGGCTCATAACCAAATAAGAATCGCTCTGTTAAGCCATTCTCACGCTCTGACATGCTCAGTATGGCCTTAACTGTTTCATATTGAGCAAGAACAGCAATTCCACCGCGAATATGAATAGACGGCATCGAGCGAGTGATACGGACCATGCTTACATAACCATTATCCCAACCCTTCAGAATTGGCTCATTGTTTGGCGCTTTCTTGGCATCACCATACGCCAGCCCGATACTTGTTAAGATTGATTGTGCTTCATCGGAAATGATATTAAACATACCAGTTTGCTTTGCAGCCTCGTTACAAATAGCCTCCGGTGTAGCGTCCGTGAAATACATATTGTAAATAGGGAATCGCGACAGTTTTTCTTCTAGTTCGGCAATGGTATCGCGTAAATTCATTTTTTCTTCACGGCCTGTTGAACTTTTTAGTTCTTTTTCTGCTTCCTCAATATCCTGGAGTATTTCACGGCGGCGCTTTTTGTTGCCAGTATTAAGCTCATCAACAGCGGCTAATATCGGACTTGTAAAGAAATTACTAACACCAGTTTTACCGGTTGATGGTGGCTGAGCTGTTGCAATATAAAGGTTAGTTGATAGCTCACCAAAGTAATTAACATAAAAGCTTTTGCACATAGCCGCAGCAACACAACCAAGACCATGTAAATACACGCTAGACTCAGGGAATTGAACTTGCGCGGCAACCTCTTTAGCCAAATTGCTAAGCGCATCATCGCGACTGTGATCAATTAAGTGCATGGTCGAATAAAGGCGATCATCTTCGGTCAGAATTGGTTCGGGCCAATACTCTCTATGAGTTGCTGCACCGCTCTCTGGACCATCTTTAAATTGACCAAAGTTAGCAATGTTACCCATGTTAATATTCTGAGCCATAAATTAACACTCCACATTTTTAACTGAGTTTCTGATTTGCTTGTCAGACTCAGCAATAAATGACGTTACATTTTCTTTCTGATTGTCATTTAGTAGTCGCAGCATCTTATCAAGACCATAAGCGGTTGCTGCTCTAATAACCTGACTTCTTTCCATGCTAGTCAATTCAGAAATGCGTAAAATATCCTCGTGCATACCCTGGCTGAATTTAACTTTCGCATTCGACATAGCTACTTTCTTCATCTTAAAACTCCAAAAACTTAAATTGTTAACGTGATACATGGTGACACATAAAACAAATTACAACCAATTCAAATTAACGATTGAAAATCTACCATTTCACCGAAAAAACAGATTAAAAAGCGTTTTCTGTGGGTATATTTTGCCGCTGTGGGTATGCTTGCGGTATGGCTACGGTATACTCGTGAGTATGAAAAAAAGCTGTAGACCGTTGATTTATATATATTTTCTCAAAAATGGGTATGAAAACGCTATTTTTGCCGTGTATACACATATAAAAATAAAATTAATGACAATAAAAAATAGTGAGAAATAAATAAAAATACAAAAACATTGAAATTCATACCCACAGATAGTAAATAATTAATAAAATACTAATAAATACATACACTTACACTATATATATACATACTCATTCTCATACCAATACCATACCAATACCATACCCACAGCATACTCACAGATAAATTAAATAAATATTTATTGATTTATTTAAATTTTTATTTAACATTAAACAAACAAAAACTTTAGGGGGTTAAAAATGAATCCGTTTGAAAAAACATCTGTAACAGGCAAGAAAGGCTTTTACTTTGATCAGTTGTCAGAAATACAAGCTGGTGTAAGCAACGCTAAAATTTTAAAAGTTATGGATGGAGACAAATTACACTCAGCAAGAATGTACATAAATAAATACTATTCTGGCACTGGTGAGAATTACAAGACAAAGTTTGTTGACGGTAATCTATGGGTTGTAAATCTTGGATCTGAAAATAAATAAACTTAATTAATGGAGATTGAAAAATGAAAAATAGCACAATCAAGAAGGTAAGCTTTATCACTACTTTGGTTGTTTTATGTGTAGGGTTTGTTGCGCTAGTTGATTACTTCGCATCAAACATGAAAGACGCACCTAGTTACATGGAAGCTTATAACGCTGTCGGCTCTGTTTTGCTGATACCGTTTATGCTTATTGCTGCATTGGTTGTTTATTATTTTGATGTTGTTATTGATGAGGTGGCTGGCGATGATGAGTAAAAAATACCAACTAAGCAAAAAAGGCATTGAGCGCCTAGAGCAATTTAAGCGTGATGTTGTGAATGGTGATTGTCAAATCTTTCCTGAGAAATGCAGAGGTAAAATTGTTTACTTTAAGGTTCATTCAGATTCTGGACTAACGTGCGTGTTTAACTTGAACGAAAGTAAAGTTAAAGAAAATGCAATTAAAATGATTGATAAAACTTTGACTGGTGAAGTTGAGCGAAGAATAATGACGCATGACGGTAGTAAGTATTTTTGTGTGGACGATGGTTGTGCGCTACTTGATAGCGATGTGGAGGAAGTTAGCAATGCCTAGATACAGTGTAAACATTAATGGTAATGTCGTTAAATTCAGCGCTAGGAATCAGCGTGAGGCGATTTCTCATGCTTTTCGATTAAGTCCTTATTACTCGAATTTAAAGCGCTTAGAATCACGCTGGTGGCTTCTTGTGTATGTTATGTTAATTTTACTTGGTTTGTTTGCGGGGTGGTGATTTATGAGTGAGTCAATATTTCCAAAGTTTGATAAGTGCAACTCTGTTAAGGTTTGGTCGCGATACGAAATAACAGACGAAATGATGCAATTCGGTTGGTCCGCATTTAATCAATATCAGCGCGGCTTAACTAGTGGTGAAGTTTCAGAATCTGGCTGCATTTATAGCAATAAGTTTTATATGGCATCTGCAAAGAAAACAAAGTCAGGCATGTGTAGTGTTTGCGTGGTATCTATTAATGAATAACTTTCAACCAGCACAACCAAGTGCGTGCGTGATATGTGCAATTGATGAAATTGATAATGTGTTCGCTGATTTTGGCATTGAACTTGAGTTTGGTCAGGCAATTGATAACGAGATGCTTGCAACCGAAGTGGTTGAGAAAGTGATTAGTGATTTAACAGCCTCTATATGAGGCTTTTTTATTTTTAGTTATGTGGTAATATTATGTTTAATTATTTATGTTTTTAAGGTGGTGAGTTATGGAGTTGTGGGAGGTAGCTAAGAAAAGTGTAGGTAAGCCGCCATGCTTTAATTCCCCTGATGAAATGCTTCATAGAGCCTATGAGTATTTCGCGTGGTGCAAAGATAATCCTATCCATATTCAAAAACCATTCTCTAGCCAAGGTGAAATCATCTACGGCGATGAATTTAAGATGCGAGCCATGACTCAGGAAGGGCTTTGTGTATTCTTAAATATCAGCAAATCAACGTGGCATAACTATCAAAATAAACCTGAATATTTGGACGTCACTAAACACATTAACGATGTAATGCGCGAGCAGAAGTTCACAGGAGCAGCTGGTGGCGTATTAAACGCTAACATTATAGCGCGCGACCTTGGATTGAAAGATAGCTCTGAAATCGAGCATAGCGGAAAGGTGTCGCATGATGTAAAACAGATAACTCACGATATGGACCCACAAGAAGCGACACGCATTTACCAAGATATGATTAATGCTAAGTAAAGACTTTGATTTTAAAAATCCAAACTACGCAGCGGTTTTGTCAGATAGACAGGCCCTACTAAAAAAACTTAGGTCAGATCCAAAACTTTTAGCCGCTGCAAAACTTCACTATAAACACCATCCTTGGGATTTTATCAGCACATGGGGTATGACGTTTGACCCGCGAAACCTTGAGCGTGATTTACCCGCTGTTGTGCCGTTCATTCTATTCCCAAAACAAGTTGAAGCGCTCCAATGGATACATGCAAGGTGGCGAAACCAGGAAAGGGCGCTAGTAGAAAAAACCCGTGACTTTGGTTTGTCTTGGCTGTCTATTGCATACGGTTGTACGATGTGGCTTTTTTGGGATGATTACACAGCTGGTTATGGTTCGCGTAAAGTTGATCTGGTTGACCGCCTTGGCGACCCTAAAAGCATATTCGAAAAAGGCAGGCAGTTTTTGAGGTTTATACCTAAAGAGTTTTTGCCGTCTGGATATAATGAGAAAGAGCACGCTAATTTCTTAAAGATAACCAACCCAGAAAACGGCTCAACACTAACTGGTGAGGGTGGTTATGATATTGGTCGTGGTGCGCGTACATCAATTTACTTTGTTGATGAGGCTGCATTCCTTGAGCGCCAAGAGGCTGCGGACGCTGCATTATCTCAGACAACAAACTGCCAGGTTGACATATCAACACCGAACGGCAACGGTAACTCGTTTTATAGAAAGCGTTTCAGCGGGAAAGTTAAGGTTCTAACTCTCAGGTGGCAGGATGACCCACGCAAGGACCAAGTTTGGTATGATAAGCAAGTTAGAGAGCAGGACCCTGTAACAGTAGCGCAAGAAATTGATGTTGATTATGATGCATCGGTTGAGGGTGTCTTGATACCTGCGCTTTACGCCAGGGCTTGTATTGACGCGCATAAAAAGCTTGGGTTTGAACCTTCTGGCTCTAAAGTTGTAGGGTTCGACATTATGGACGGCGGAAAGGACTGGAATACTACAGTAATGCGCCACGGGTCCGTAATTACCCATATTGCGAAGTGGCAACACAAAGAGCATGAGAGCCGCAAATCATATAAGCGAGTATACAATCTTGCGTATGAAAGTGGCGCCAGCATTATTTACGATTCAGTGGGCGTTGGCTCTAACGCTGGTTCAAGCTTTGATGAGTTTAATAATGAGCGCAGCACGGAAAACGGTTATAAAAAAGTAGACTTCACTGGGTTTAATGCTGGCAGTAAGGATATCGTAAACCCGACAGACGAATACGCACCGGGCAAAACTAATAAAGATAAATTCTCAAACGTTAAAGCTCAATCAACATGGTCTTTTGCCGATCGAGTGAAAAACACTTACATGGCATTAGAAGAAGGTGAGCAATTTAACGAAGATGAAATGATTAGCTTTGATAGCGAGTCAATAGACCCGCAAGTGCTCGATGAATTTATTAGCGAGATGAGCCGCATATTGCGCGACACTGATAACAACGGCAAAGACAAGGTAGAAAGTAAAAAGGACTTGGCAAAACGCGGGATACCAAGCCCTAATTTATTTGATGGCGGGGTTATGGCTTTCGCTAGAGTTGAAAGCTCAGACTGGCTTGATGATTTTATTGGTTAGCCGCTATTGCGGCTTTTTGGTTATGTTGTATTTAGAAAGTAGCTGACCTGCCAAATAGTAAGAGTTATGCGTTAGGTCATAACTGTCATCATTAAATTGATTGAAAGCTAAATCAGCTATCTAATCACGCAATTCTTCTTCTGGTGTTTTTGGTTTTTGTAAATCATCTGTAACACACCAGAAAGTATCGTAATCATCATTAAACACAAGTGACACATGCATACCGCCATCATTTACCCGTTGCCAGCATACTGTTGCTTTAACGTTAATGCGATTGAATGGCGCTAAAACCTCATCACCAACTTGCGGCCACTCCTTGCGCTCGCCGGTATCAACCTTGCAATATTTACTACCATCAAACTCATAACCAAGGTTTTCAAGTGTTGTGATTGCTAGTGACCCTTTAAGTGCTGATTCTTGTGCTTCCTTCACTCCGTAAATGCGCTTTTGTTTTGGCTCTTTAACTTCTGGCGTTGGCGTCTTTACATTCATTTTTGGTAATTGTGACTCACCTGCAAACATAAGGTTGTCGCCGTTGTTTAGTGGTTCATCGCACTTAGGCGGTATAGGTATTGTGATTTGTTTTTCGCCTTTGTTGGCTGCGGTTGCCAAACCGAAAAAGCAAAGGTTTAGATTACTATGACAATCCAACACAAAATTAAAATAACGGCATTTCCTCCATTTATTACAAACCTTAATACCATTAACCTTAGCCAGCTCAATAATAAACTCAGCGTGTTCTTCGCTTTCAACCTTGCCGTATGTGTTTGCTAGGTATTCGCGGGTGATGTTTTTGTCGTTTTCGTGATTATCTTCAGCGGTTGACTTATCCCACTTTTCTCGTTGATGGCTATAATAATTACTTTTATCTTGGTAAAGGTAGGTATAGCCATATTCAGATTTATATATAGCTGGGTAAACTTTATCGCTCATTCTCTATCTCCAAAATTAAATTTCACACACAGCATAATATTAAAAATAATACTTGTAAAGCGTTTTGTTTAATATTATATTTAGGTCTGACTAATTAGATGGAGATAACAAACAATGCAAACAATACACGCAACAGAAGCCGCAGACGCAGCGCAAAATATTTACCGCAGTGATTGGATTGAAGGTGCGGCTAAATTAGTGGCTGCAAATGAAGCGCAATATGACCGTAGTACAGAGTGGAGCAATGAGCGATTAATTAGCCGTGACAATGTGTGTGATAGTATCGATATGATGCCACTAATTAACAAGTGGTTAGATGGCGCTGAATGTTGTGATTGCCGCGACGAACTAAGCGAATTAATTTATAACGCTGCTTATGATGAGTTGCAGCAAATGGCAGATGATTTTGAGATAGGGGTTGAGTGATGAAGCTACAATTACCAGAAAGCGCGGATATTCAAAGCATTGAATTTTACGCAGCGCCAGAAGGTACTGCAAAGTTAAGAGATGAATTTTGCGACACTGACAATCTTGGTTGTAGGTTTATTGAAATAAACAATGGATGTTACGTTATTGACAACATTAGCTTTGAGGTTGGTTTTCCTTTATCTATCGATGATAATTTCAGAATTATAGAAAAGT